GTTATCATCGCCATCAGCCATAATGAATATTTCTTTGTGCTTACCGTTAGCACTGTCTTCTTGTGCCCAAGTGCTTGAATATGTACTTGAGCAACTTCTACATTTAAAATTACAAATGTTGCTCCATCTAACATCAAAATGTCGAAGAGTCATTTCGGGATACGTACCGTCCTCTAGTGTGTGTTGTACTAGCGGAATTAAATGTGCAAACTCTTTGTTTTTAGATATACGTGTGCTTTCGTTACCACTATCTTCTTGTTGATAACAAGCACGACAAGTGTCGCATTTTTTGCCTTCTAGCATATTGCGTCTTAACTGTTTGTATCTATCGTTGTTCCATATTTCTTCAATTGTATTTTCTCTAACATTACCTAGATGTTTGTCATATTCACCAACACAGCAAGGTAGAACACTACCGTCTGGATTGACATACATATGGATCCAAGGATAAATGCAAAACGATTTGTTATCCATTGTTCCACTCCGTATACAAATTTAACGCCCACAACGAATGTTGTGTATCGTTAGGATGAGGCTTATGTTGAGGACAGTTTCCTAAATAAGCATTAGACTGTGCAATCAAATCTAATTGATGAGATACATATCTAGAATTATATTTTATTTCCCTAAAATCTTTCATTATATGATCTAGCCAGCCTGCAACATAAAAGTCAGGCATTTCTAATTTAACTCCATTTACTTTAGCACTAAATTTTATCCAACTTTCGTCTACTTTTTTAAATGAATGTTTGTTAGTGTCTATAATTCTACAAAAGTTTTTCCATACAAGTGTTTTTACGTTTGTATAAGGTTTTATTATTTCTTCGAGACAATTAAAAACAATTTTATCATATTTGTCTAACCATCTATCAAAAGATATACTTTTGCTTTTTAAAAATTTTTTACTGTAAAGTTTTCCTATAGGATGTCTATATGCAGATAAGTCAGTTAGTTGTTGTAACTCTCTACTTGGCTCAGTAACCTGCATACACAAATAAATGTTTTCATACTTTTCTTGTTCAACAATATATGGTAAAATACGCTCTAGTTCTTTTAGCATATACAAATTACTGTTGCCTGGGACAGCGTACTGATAAAAATCAGTGTCCATTAATAGTGCAAGTTTAGGTCCGAATGTGTGTTTAAGTTGACTACATAAATCAAACTCGCCTGTTTCTGTAGCAATGTTTTCTAGGCCTTCGCCATATGCCCAACTTTCGCCGATGTTTAATAGCAAATCCTTTTTGCCTCTACGCATCCATATTTCAGTATTTTCTGCAGGTATTTTTATATGTACAGGTTTGAGATTATCATTACGTACTAAAATACTTTCAAAATTATTTAAGATACTGTGAGATGGATCTTTTCCTATATCTGTTTTATCCCAATCCATTACAATCCTCAAAAAATTCTACTAGATCAGGAAACGTTTCTCTAAAGTCTACATTTCTTCTTCTGTCGTATTCTCTAAACCAAGCAGCAAAATCTCTGCGGCCTTCGTTTAGTTTTTGAGCAGTGTATTCTGTACTTGACATATAATCTACTACACGTCTAAACTTTTCGTATTCCATCTCGCTAAATTTAAATCTATCCTTATCATCAAGATTATCTTTTATAAATTGCAAGTGCTTATGCATATAAGGCATAAAATCTTCCTTAGGAAGAATATTCATATCATACTGTAAAGGTTCTTTTAAGTATGGTGTATCAAATCTTATACGTTGCCATTTTGTTTGAGAATCTGTGTTATATTTTTTACGCCATTCTAATATTTTTTCTAATAACTTATTAAAGTTTGTAACAGTTAAAATATTAAATGTAACCATAAAAGTTAAAGGATGATTTGTTTTAGTCATATAGGTATCAAAGTTCTTTTCCCACAGTTCTAAATCTAATCCTGTACGAATGTACTCTGCTTGTTCGCCCCAAGTATCCATACTTGTAAAAACTTTAAAATCTTTAATGCAGCCTTTAGCAACAAGACTGTTTACTTTATCTGCAAAGCGTTCTATCAATATACTTTTAACACCAAAGTTACTGTTTATGTTTAATTCTAAATTAGGCATAGGGTTCTTTTCTAATTCGTCAAACATACGCCAAGTACTTTGTTGTAGTAACGGTTCTCCTCCTGTAATACGTAAAATTGTAAGTGTCTTACGTAGTTCAGGCCACCATTCCCAGAATGCTGTTACGTAAGGATTATCTTCTTCTTTATGTATTTTAAACCAATCAATGTCATTGCGATGATTTTTAACCATTGTGTATGGTCCGTGATCACGTATTTCTTTATGATATGTACTACTATGCTTAGGATGACAGTAACCACATTTAAAGTTACATTCGTTACCAAATGAAATTTCTACATACTGCGGATTAACATCAGCCATAGGGTCTGCTTTAATTGCAGTAAATCTTTCTTCAGTATAGATACTAGCATTACGTTCTTTCCTGTCTGAAATATAGTCTTTGCCCATACATTCAATATTCCAACAGTACTGACAACCGCTTGGCTTTTCACCATTAAGCATTTTTTGACGTTCTGCTTTCTTTTGAGGAGTATTATGTAGTTGACTTGGATTTTCTTTTAGTCCTTCTAATGGAATTTTATGAGGCGCAGGATGATAACAACTATGTGTTTCGCCTGTTTGTAAATAGATAGTGGTATGATGCCATTTAGCCATACAGAATGTAGGTGAAATCTCATCCATAATAGGAATAAATTTTTCTATTCTATCCTTGTCTTGCATCAAACTGCTCCTTTAGCCATTTAAAATCATTTATCTTGCGAAGTGCATCAGGCTCAGCACTATTGCTAACACCATATTTCCTACCGGCTCTGGCGCCTTGAATAGCATAGTCCCCAAACGGTCTGTCTCTACCGTAATCACTACACCATTTACTAAGTCTTTCATCTGTTTCATCATCTTTTTGACCTTTAATAGTTCTACTTGCTAACTTACAACATTCCCTAAAAGCACTTTTCCAGGTACTAAATGCATCTGTGTTAAATGCTGTAATGTTACTTACTTCTTCCATCGCTCTAAAACTGTCAGAAAGGCTTGTAGTCATATCTGGACTGTTTATATCCATATCAATTGTGAGTTGACGTGGAAATAATTTAACTCCGCCGTAGCCGTATTCTAAATCTGTTATAGGATTTCTACCTCTCCACACATAAACACTTTTTCTAGCATTAAAATCGTAGTATGGTATTTGCATATCAAACTTAAAACTATCAACTATTTCTGCATCAGCGTCTACAATATAAAACAATTCAGTTGTACACTGCTTTGCTGCTTCTATGTGTGCTTGGTGTATACCCGTTACATCTTTAATCCATACAGCATTAGGAGACTTAGCAAGTAACTTGTTATAGTTTATTTCTGCATTTGCTTCGTGATATGATATAAATGCAACATCAAATAATTTTGATTTACTTGCAACAATATCTATTTCTTTTTTGTTTGTGAAAAATCTATAATCCCATTCACGTTGTAATATACGTGCAGACTTTGGAAAAATGCATACACCATCATAATAATTTCCGTTGCGGAAAACGTGTACATAATTTGCGTCCCATTCAGGAACTCTATAATCTAAATTAAAATCATCGGCTAGTTCTAAATTGTCCCATACAACCCAAAAATGTTTTGTTAGACTTTTAGTTGCAACTTTCTCAAATGTTTTACAGTGTTCTATCTTCTGTGCATTAGGAAATCTCTGCTTGAACACTGTCCAACCATCGATATTACACTCACCATTGCTGACAAAAAAGATATCATACATACTTTTGACTATAATAGGTAGTACCTAATCTAATAGTTTCCTCGTATAATGCCATTACGTATCTACTTTCTTGCGGATCCAATGTTGGCCAATCTAATCCTAAATTGGTTCTTATCTCGTTACCTAACCATTTAGTTTTATCAACCAAACCAATTTCATCTGTTTCGTATTGCTTACATTGTTCATTATAAAGATCACGTAGTGATTCAAAATCTCTAACTTGAATATGATCCCAGTCAGTACAGTTTGTAAGATATGTTCCTAATCTTGCACCATAAATGGCCCATAAGCCATTATCAATATGAGAACCAACTGTACTCCATATCCTTAATCTATGCAAGTTGTGCCACCATATACGCTCTTCGATCTCCATAGGCGGAACTTGTAATCCGCCATCTAACGTCATCTTAACTCCTTCACGGAATCCCGCTCGCCAAGCCATAAAAGGAGTTTCATTGATAATTGTATCACTATATGTAACTGGAAAGTTTCTATAACCTTCTTCCCAGCAAAAATCTACTTGTGCTCTTTCACTATCTGCATTTTCGTGTGTTTTCATATCAAGGATATGCTGGCGATGCCATAACTTTAAGCCACCATTTCCGTAACGCAACCCATTAACATTATTTCTGCCGCACCAACTATATGCACGGATTTTTTCATTTGTCATATCTAAATCTAAATCAAAAAACTTAGGATCAACAATGTTGTCTGCATCTACAGTTAGTACCCAATCTGTTTCTGCTGCTTCTGCTGCTGCTTTGTGTGCGTGGTCTGATCCTTTTACACCGTGTATACGTTGCGCCCAAGGAACTTTATTACAAAGGTCGGCATAGTGTAAATCAGCATTTGGCTCATCATAACTTAAAAAGAAAACATCAAATTCTACTACTTTTGTCATACTTCCTCGAATACATAATTTTTAAAAAGTCTGCGTGTAAACACACTAGCATCATCTGGACATTCGCAAGTAAATTCAAATGCTTTACCTACTATATCATCTAGTTTAACACTAGCGGTATAGTAACTTGTGTGTGGATCATTATATTCACATATATCAAAACTTAAAATAGTTTCACCGTCCCAAAATATTTTTCTTTTTGCTACTGGTTCATCTCTGTTTAATTTATATGTACCACCAAACTTTTCTGATAGTTGAACTGTAAATTTATCACCTTTTCGTGATACAATAACATCAGGTTCGTCTATATCCGCCCACTTAATATCTATTACTCTATGTAGTACGTCATCAATTTTAAAAAGATTTTGTACTTCAGTAATCTCTAAACTTCCTGATTGTACATCAATAAAACATTTACTTAAAGGAACTTCACCTTCTAATATTGCAAGTGCATTTTCTTTATCAATTTCTATAGTATTTTTAAAACGAGTTGTGTCAATAGAGTAATCAGGACCTACACAAAGTACCTGACCTGATTCTTTGTCAAAGGCTGCAAGATATGTAATAACTGGTGGTTTCCAGTTCGCAGCCCATTCATCAAAATCTGGGAGGTCAGGAATTTCTCTTATCTTTTCTTCCACGCTATTTCCTCCAATATGTTAATTGTTTCTAATGTAATTTTATCCTTTTCCACATAATGTAAAATATCAGTTTGTTGGAAATTTCCTATTTTAACTTTTGCATTTCTATCAAAATAAAACCCTACGTGATCAGATACTGTGTCTGCTGGATAAGGCCAATTTTGTATCATACCTTTCATATGTACAACACGCGGAAACTCTAAAGGGTATGCAATATCATCAGCAACATCTAAAATTTTTGCTGCTAGTGCAAATGCTTCGTCTGTTCCTACAACTTTAGGTTTTTTATTAACTAAAAATTCATTAGAATATCTGTCTGGATTTTTAATAATTTCTCTTTGTAGGTTAAAGAAATCTTTTGCTAATGTACTATTTTTAACAAAAAATGTGTAAAAGGAATATAAGTTAGGTAAATCGTTGGCTGTAAAACATTTTCTGTAATGATCATCAGTAACTAGTTCGCCTCTATATGTGTATGCATTGTTAGCAACATATAGTTCACTGTTGTTGATAAAATACTCTGCCCAATGGCTGTAATCTCTAAAAAACAGCATATCTGCATCTAAGCATACAGTATTTTCAAAAGGTGTTAGTGTATCCATATAGGATCTACTATCCCAACCTTCTGGACCTTTCCATTCAATTACGTGATCAAACACCCAGGTCGAAGTGAAGTTTTCAATATGATCCTTATTGTCTATTACTAGTGCAACTTTGTCATACCCTTCTTTTTGTGTATTCTTGATGCTTAATGCTAATGCATATGCAAGACGTGTGTAATTTGTGTCAGCACCTTCATTAACAATAATTAAATATCCAAAGTCAATCATATTAACTCCATTAGTTGATTAATATTTCTTGTAATAGATTGTTTATTCATAATATGAATATCTCTACCTTTAATATTACACAAAGTATAATCATTTAAATTTGCAGTTAGTAGTTTGATACCGTTTGCATCGACTTCATAAATCATATCTTTATCTGGCACTGAAAGTACAGGCGGCATTGCATAATCATCATCTGTTTCAAATCCATACATAATATGTCTAGCGATAGCAAATGAAATATCATTTCTATACATTCTGCTATCAAATCTATAAAGGTCTGCAAACTTTTTGTAATTGTCTTTAATATGTTTTACTAGATCAAAAAATACTTTTGTATTTTCGTTTTTTGTAAACATAACTGTTGTTGCCCATAAAAGTTTTACACCTGTTTCGCTAATATACTTGTCTAAGTATCCTACTCTACTTCCTTGAACATCGTTATATTCTGGAGAGATGAGCAAGTCTGCATCAATATTCCAATATTCATTTAGAGAATCACTAAAAACAAAATAATCGCAATCTATCATTAGTGTTCTATCATAAGGTGTAAGATCCCAAACACTGGATCTATTACTATTTTTAAATGGAGCAACTACACTTTCTTTTCCGTCATTAAATTTTCTTTGTTGTGTATCTTCGGGTCTGTCAACTGTAATAATATTTTCAAAAACTTCGAGTGCTTTTTTCCATAGATCAGATTTGTGCATCCAATCAACAGTTGATTGATCTGTAACTAAACTAACAGGAACCTGTAGATGTTTTTTAGCAAGGCCACCGGATACAATAGCCATCTTAGCATAATCTATCTGCCTGTTATTGTGTGCAAATATTAATATGCCTTTTTTCACGATACTAGTGTCTCTACTGATCTACTTTTTTTAATTTTTGTATATTCTTCGTGATATTCAAATGTTGCTGTGAAATATCTATCAAAAATTTCATCTCTAAATTCTTCCAACTTTTCTACTAAAATTGGATTTTCATTTGTATCTAGTATTACTACATTTTCTGTTCTATCTTTATTGATAAGCATTTCTACAAAGTTTAATAGATTTCTATCAATTTTAAAAATACCACCATTCTTACCATATGTAAGTCTAGCGTCAATCTTTTCTTTTAGGGTTTTGCGCTGAACAGAAAGTGTTTGACGATACTTGGAAAATTCCAAAGCATCTTTATATTCATTTTGCATAATAACTCCTTTATAATGTACGCATATATTTATTGGTACATCTGGAGCGTAAAGGGGATTTGTGGTAGTAGTTTTTAGCCTATTTCTATAATAGAACCAATGTTTACAATAGGTGTAGCAATGTTGAAACTTCCTGCTCCGCCTGGTTGTAGTGTTCCTGTTGCTTCTGTAGTTTGAACGCTTACAGAAACTTGTCCATCTACTACGTCAGGACCAAAACCACCATCACCTGGATTCGATGGTCCAACTACAGGCGGACCGCCTTGCTCCTCGTGATCATCAATCAGCTCTATTCTAATTTCAATAGTATCAGCACCTGTTAGATGTGGATTTGCTTGGTTAGGAGTTCTAGCAAAAATTCTGTATCTGTTTAGTGAATAAGGACTTGATCCTACTACATCAACATAAGGATCTTGGAAAGTACTTGTGCATTTATAAAAGTTACTACCATTAAATGTAGGACCTGCTCCAGTACCTGGATGATTTCCGCTAAACTTTTGTGTTCCTGCTGCATTTAAAATACTAGTCCAAGAAGCATTCTGGTTAGTAGACAGTCCTCCGGATCGTGTTGTAGTGATATCAATACTGCTACCGCTGTTAAAAAAGTGTCTACTTTCGTCTAGATCGCTAAACAACACGAAAATTGTACAGGTAAGTGAATCACTCCAGTTATCACCGTAAGTTGGATCTGGCCAAGTTCTTTGTACTGTCCCGTGATTTACTGTTCGTCTTTGGCCTGCAACTGCTAGGTTTCTAGCATTTGCGTAGATATCATTTACAAATGCTGCCCATTTATCAACTGGCTGTGAAGGTCCACCTGACGCTGGTGCTTGGTATTTAATTTTTTTACGTTCAGTAACTTCAAGCATACTAACTTCATTTGAACCACTTGGAAGTGCGTTATTTAAATGTGTGTATGCATTCCAAATGTCATATCTTAAATCAGAATACTGTTGTACAGTAACTCTATCACTTGTGCTTACCTGCGAACTTAATACAGGCTGACCATATCCTAGCCAGCCAAAACCATCAGACTTACCGTCACCTAAGACACGCTGTATCTTAAGTTGCATATCATTATAATAATCTGGGTCTATAAGTTCGTGTGTTGCTGGCATTCGTTACCTCGTTACACTATTTACGTCGCTGTAATGTTAGACATACTAAAAGTTGGCGATGTAATGGCAAACGGGTCTAAGTCAGGTTGCAATGACCCTGTTGCTTTGATCTCTTCTGCAACTATTGATAATGTGCCATTTACAACGTCATCTGGTAGCGGTCCTGGTTGTGGATCGTCAGTGTAATTATCTATTAATTCTACTTTTATTGTAAAAACTGTTGCAACTCCAGTTGCGTTATCTGGCTGATTACATTTTGCAGACAGCCTATATGTATTTGCTGAGTATGGTGTTGATGAATCTGTTTCGTGATATACTTGGTACGAGTCGGTTAAATTATAAACATTTAGATCATCCTGTGCTGCTGCTCCAAATTCTTGTTCGCCTGCTGTAGTTAAAGTATTAGTCCAAGAATTATTTTGCTGTGATGAATCACCGCCTGTTCTAGTAGTAGTGATTTTAATTTTTCCACCACTGTTCCAAAAATATCTTGCTTGATTAGCATTAGTAAAAGTTGCTTCTACTTCTGTTACAGCATTGCTGCTCCAATCCGATGTAAAAGTTTTTGTAGCAATGTTACTAATCACAGACTGACTGGTTGCTACTACAAATCTATCACGTCTCGCTGCTTGAATTAAATTTGTATAACTTTGAAATGGTTCTGATGCTGTAGCAAGAATAGGATTTGTAATTTGTGCTAGTACAGGATTTGGTAATACTCCTGTTTGATGAATAAGTATGCTCATCAAATCAAATCTTAATTTATCAAATTCTGTTTTTTCAATTCGTTGTCCTTGAGTAACAGTTTGAGAAATAATAGTTTGACCGTACCCGTACTGACCTGCTCCAGTTCCTAACGTTGTTGTGATTAGAGAACTTAGATCATTAAAATCTGCTGCAAGTATTTGATTTCCGGATGATACAGGCATTAAAGAACCACCGCTTCTACATAATCAACACCATCTGTCGATGCTTCTAGTGCAATGGCAAATACATCTGCATTGGCTTTTGAAACTGCTCTTGCAGTTCCATCTGCTGATGCAATAAGTCTGCTGCCTTTTGCAACACTGCCTGAAATTTTTACTGGTACTCTACCTTTCAGTGCAATATACTGTCCGCCATCTAAAATAGTATTCATCATAAAAGCGGGGCTTTCTGATATAACACCTAATGCTCTGTCACCTTCTTGACACTTTGTAACTTCGGCTGAACCGCCTACTGCTACTACTGTGCCGACTTCATATTCTTCGTCAGTTAAATATTTTTCTGCTAAGTCAGCATAACGTGCTGCTGTTGCAGTTCCTTGGAATAAGTTTGCAAGTATATTTCCTGATCCGTCTCTAGCAGCAATTGTATTTGCTGTTGCTGTTGTTTTTGCTGTTTTGTAAGTTGGATCTGAATCTACAGCAGTATCGTCAATTTTAATTCTATCTGCTTTTGTTGCTTCGCCTTCGAATTTAGTTGCATACAACTTACCAGACGCATCTCTAACTGGGATACTTGTACCTGATCCTGGAACACTTGTTGAAGGTTGAATACTGTTTAATGCACTTGCGTTTGTTGCAGTACCTGTAAGCGAACCTTGAACGTTACCAATTAATGTACCTTGTACATTTGCACCAGGATAACCAATCTGCTTAGTTGCAGAATTAACCATAATTGCATTACTGCCATCAGTACTAATAACATTACCACTAACATTTCCTGTAACGTTTCCTGTAACGTTTCCTGTTAAGTTACCAAATGTTTCAACAATATAGGCTTGTTGCCATTTATTAGATGCCCTACCTAGATCAAAAATATTGTCTTCACCTGGGAATATTCCATCTACATTAATATTAGCAACATTTCTATTTGTAAGTCCGTCTTCAACAATTCTAAAGTTGATTGGATTACCTAATTGCGAAGTAACTCTAATTTCATTTTCATTTTCAATGTGTACTTTAAGATCACTTTGGTCACCAACCTTAAAGCCATCATCTAAAAATGATATAAGGTTTTCAAACGTAACGTTATCGCCCCTTAAAAATTCTGATGCTTGAATAAACGACCCGTCAATAACTAAACCTAGTGCAGAACTACTTGTTCCCCAGTAATAATGATTTGATGATGTAATACCATCGTTGTTAGTATTAACAAGTGTTAATCCTTTCTTGACTAAAGTAAACCCATCAATTGGATTTACAGAAGTATTAAGTGTAAATTCTGTTTGCGATACAATCGCCATTACTTTACCGCCAGCAGTAATTCTTAAAATGCTGTGGTTAGTATTACCTGTGTCTTTAACTACCTGCGCAGTAACACCTGAACTACCTAAGTCTGGTGATGCTTCAGGTCCTACTAGAATAAACTCCGCACCTGACCAAGCATATAACTGTTTTGCAGATGAGTCCCACCAAAGGTCACCTTGTGCAAGTCCGGATGGTGCAGTTGAACTTACTTCTGCTCCGCCTGCTGCTTTCCATTTATCACCATCGTAAAACTTTAATCTAGCATTTGCACTATCAAACCATACTTGACCTTTAACTGCTTTAGGAGGTTGTGTAGTATTTGCAAAATTTTCAAGTAGATGAAGGAAGTTTTCGTTCTGAACTTCACCGTATCCAGCATAGTTTTTACCTACGAATCTCAAATCCGTGGTAGTGTCAATTGTACCGTCTTCTACGGAAGTTAAAAACTGTCCATTAAATTTATCTACTGCGTAAGCCATTTTGTTTTTCCTAGTTCACTTGTATTTATCGTTTCTACTTCATCAGCATCAGGCATACCCAGTTGCTTTGAGTAGTACTTGTACTTACGGAATGTATATCTGTAAGTGAAAATTCTATTCCTTGCCCTCTATTAACCGTAATTGTTGCTCCATCTACATATATGCTACTATTATCAGTTAAACTATATGCTACAATTGTACCTGCTGCTGTAGCATTTTGCCAGGTATTCATTGTATCTAATCTTCCTGTATTAGCAGGAAATGTTAAAAAATATCCTATTACTGCTTTATCAATATCTTCAGAAGCAAAACAAGATTTAAAAGTTGATCTCTGAGTTCTATCCCAAGTTTTCCACTTTGATACTTCATATTTGCTTAGATTACCATAATTATTTGCACCTAGTCTAATACTATTAGACACAAAGTCAACATTAGATCTTAATGTATCAAGTGCTGTTAAGTTTTCTGTGCTCAATGCTGTTTTATTAATATGTGCCATAATACCTACTCGTAAAGATATACCAATGAATATCTTTTATTGTTAACCGGTGATACACTATGCACCGGACCTATTCCATTTATACAAATTCCTTGCCCAATAGAATCCTTAACGAATGAATTATCTTCATCAATAAGTACTCCATCATCACTATCTTGTAATGCAATTACTAAATTTTTTCTATAGTAATCAAAATCTCTATGCTTACCTAAATAATCACCTACGTTATATCTATTAATTGCAACCTCTGCAAGTCTATGTTCGTCAAAATGAGGAGCAATTGATTTTAAAAAGTCAACAACGTGTGTTGGCATTTGTCTATGTCCACAAAAATCATAAGAGCAAGAAGACTCTTCAATTTGTCTAGGTGGAGTAAGTTGTGAACGTCTGATCCATCTCGGATCTTCTAGACTCTCGGCAACTTCTCTAGCCTTGATTGCTGTATCTTTATCCAAGTAATTAGATATCTCGTATGTCATCACCATACTCCTGAATAGCACCTTCATATTTCTCAGCAATCTCTGATTCAATATCTTCCGTAGTTTTGTATTCAACTTGTGGATTATTTCTAAAGTACTCTTTTCTAATACCATTAGCACGTCTAACTTCAGTAATAAAGTCATTCATTTCTTTTAAATCTTCTGCTTCAATTCCTGCATTGTCTGCTAGTCTTTCAATTGCAGATCCTAAAATACTTAATTGATCTTCTAATGGATACTTGTCTGTAATTCTGTTTCTTGCAAGTGTGTTTAATGCATCTTCTGTCATTAAAGGTGTTGCATTTACATCATAAATTTCATAGTTGTCATAGTCGCCTCTAACATTTTCATTTTCGAGATCTATTTCAACTTCTCTATAAAGATATAAATCATTATTCAGTAGTGAAACATCATCAACCATTCCAAGAACAGTTGTAAACTTTCTGTTTAATTTATTAAATTGTGCTAGTGCTGTTTCTCTATTCATACCAATATTTATCCTGCATTACTCCACGAGCCATTTGAGTTCTTTTTAACGACTCTTCTGTATCTATCTGAAATGCTAACACTGCCGCCGTTTGAGTTAGCAGGCCTGCTGTAATTTCTTTCTTCCCAAAATGCAACTCTTGTTCCTGTTGGGTAACTTACATATGTTGCTTGAACATTTGCCAGTGTTGTTGAACCTGCCCATAAAGTAAGTGCTGCTGAAACTTTTTCATCAACATATTGTTTAGTTGCTGCGTGTAAATTTGTTGTAGGAGCAGAATGAAGTGTTAAAAATCCTGTCATTGTACCGCCTGCTTTAGGAACAGCATTTGGATCTGTAATGTTGATATTGCTTGTTCCGTCAAATCCGACGCCGTTAATAGTTCTTGCTGTTTCTAGTGCTGATGCTGTTGTTGCATTACCACTTAGATCTGCTGTAATAGTTCCGGCAGCAAAGTTACCGCTGCTATCTCTAGCAACAACTTTATCCGGTGTATTTGCTGTATCTGCATCTACATCAAGTGTTGCACCGTAAGAGCCTGGAAATTCTGTTTTACCATTACCATCTAAATAGTTACCAAATACTAACGGATTAAATGATGGTGATCCCCAATATGGTGCTCCAGAACCGCTTGATAAAATAGTTTGACCTGGAATACCAGCAGCAGTCATTTCAGTATCGCCGTTTGCATTTTGATAAGGAATACTTCCTGCTACACCGCCTGTTAAATTTTGTGACGAAACAGACAACGTTGCATTTGTTGCTGTGCCTGTTAAATTACCTGTAAAGGTTTCAGCGTAAGCGTTTTTAAAACGTAATGATGCTTTACCTAGGTCGCCGTCTAAATCAGTTACCGGAACTAAACCACCTAATGGTCCAATACCATCTGTTACTGCTGTATCATTACTAATAATTTTTAAACTAAAATTATCACTAGGATCCATCACTTGAAGTGTAAGTTCTGCATTTGCTTGAATAATTGGTTCAGCAGTAGCATTTAATTCTAGTTTATTGTTGACAGTAACCTTTGTATCAACATCAAGTTCAACAAGTGTTCCTACTCTTTCTAAATTAGATGAAACAACTTGGTTTGCAATTGCTGTGCCTGTTAATGTAAATGCATCTGCTGTAACAGTAATATCCGCTGTACCGTCAAATGCAACACCATTAATATCTCTAGGTGTTACTAGTCTAGTTGTAGTAGATGAATTACCAGTAAGTGTTGCTCCGATAAATGCTGTTGCTGTTACAACATCAAAACTACTTGTTCCTGATGCTGCTGTAACATTACCTGTTACATCACCTACTAGGTTTGCTGTAATTGTTCCTGCTGAAAAATCTCCGCCACTGTCTCTAACAACAATTTTACCTATTGTATTAGATGATGTTGCATCAATAGTCCAACTAGTTGGATTGCTACCATCAAAATTATTACCAATTATATATGGACCTGATTCTAATGGAGCATTAGTAGTAGAAGTAATGGTAATATCTTGACTTCCATCAAACCCTACACCATTAATTTGTCTAATTGTTTTGAATCTTTCTGCTGTTGTTGCATTACCTAAAACATTTCCTGCAAAAGTATTATTAGAATTTATATTATATCCTGCATAGATATTACTAAATCCTGTTATTGCATTGTCTGATCTAATTGTAAATGTATTACTAGCAACGATTCCAATAACAAGTCCATTTACATAAACTTTAATAATAGGATACTCTACATCATTAGTAGCAAATACTGATTCTGATATAGCCGCAGTAGTGTCAAAGCCTTCAGAAACTTGTGGACCTATTAGGTGCCAATCTGTACCTGTCCATACGTGTAATTTTTTGTAAGGTGTTTTAAACCAAAATGCACCGAGTGGTGGATTAAGTGGTGGATCATCGCTTACTTCTGCTTCGCCTGCCGGTACCCAACGTACACTGTCATAAATTTTTAATTGATTAGTTGTAGTGTCGAACCAAAGTTGTCCTTTTATAGGAGTTGCTGGAGGTGCGTTATTAGAAAAGTTTTCTAAAAGGAATAAAAAGTTTTCGTTTTGTATTTCGCCATAACCGATATAATTTCTACCAACTAGTGTAAGACTTGTAGTAGTATCGACTGTAGCATCTTGTAATACAGTTAACTCTGTTCCATCAGTTTTGTTTATTGTATATGCCATCTATCGCTCCTAATCTCCTTATGGTAACACCGTATCTGATACGTGTGTCCAAACATTTGCTAATAACTGAAACTCTTTAATAATTCTTGTTGTTGTAATGCTTGGTGCATCAACTGTTGCTTGTGATACTGAAACGTTAGTTACTGCATCTGCTGTTCCTGATGGAGTATTAAATGTTGCAGTTGATTGAGAAACCAACGGATTAATATCTAAACTAGTTGTCGAGTTACTTAATAGTGTACATAAAATTCTTGCTGTGGTACCATCTCTGTATTCGCTTGGCGGAGCCAAGTTTGCCAAAACATTTGTAGCAATATAACTGTTTGGTTTACCATCTGATAAGTCCATACTAAAATGAACTGTTCTAGTTTCAATAGTGTTATCAGTGTATTCTTTTGTTGCAGCATCTTGAGCACTTGTCGGATCACTCAATCCAACAATTCTAGGAGCGCCAATTAATGATATGTTACCTGTAGTATCAGGTGCAAGTTCTAAATCTAGTGCGCCCGATAGTGTACTAATTCTATTGTTTTCTAATCTTAACTGTGCAACTGGTGGTGTCCCTGGTCCAACGTTAACAACGTTTTGAGTACCAAAGGCTGTAACACCTGGAATACTTGTAATTCCAGCACCTAAACTGTTTCCAGTAAGTACAGGAATACCATCAATACTAAAGACTTTACCTGCTGATAAATTAAAGTTTTCTGAACTTGTCCAAGACTGCGAAGCAAGTGCAGGGTATTCAGGAGTGCCTGGCAATCCTAAGTTAGACCACATAATCACGTGGTCAGTTGTTCCTTTTAGAATAACTCCGCCGCCGTCTGCAATAATGTCAGTATTACTTCCACTATCTCCTGTTTGAGCAAGTATAATATACTTGTCTTCGATTTCTAATGATGTTTCTCTAATAACAGCAATGTCGCCATCATTAATTGTAAGTCTACCACGTACAGTTAAGTCGCCGCCTACTTCTGCTGATCCTGCGATTTCTACTGAACTAGTTTCTTTACCATCATATAATTTAATTGTTCTAGTTGATGAGTCAATGGAAATTGCTTCTTCCTGTGTAGTTGCATCTGCTCTGACGTCAAATATAATTTGTTTGCCTGTTGCTTGGTTTGATAATCTAACATTACCATTACTAACCTGTAACACACCTTGACCACCAGCACCAAACTGTAAACCTAAATCACTTTCAATTTGAAGTGCATTTTGTAAACTGTTTGCTGTATCTGTTCTAACATACAAACTAGCATCAACATTGTTTAGTTTTTCTGAGTTTGTAGTTGTAACATCAAACTTAATACCTGCAAGTGTACCTGCATTGAATCCTGGAATAATACTTCCTTCATATCCTTCAATGTTATTTTTAGGTGTAAATGTATCTTTAGAAAATATTCCTAGTAGTACACCGTTATTGTATAAACTAGTAATAACACGAGTTTGGTTAAGTGTATCAAGAATACTTGTAACACGCAATCCTGACACGCCTTGAGAATCTGAATAGTCAGGTCCTAGTAGAATTGTATTTGTACCGTCGAAGAAGTATAACTGTTTGTCACTATCGTTAAACCACAAGTCACCAACACCTAGTGTTTCAGGTTGTGTACCAGCAATAGTTGCAGAACTAACAGGAACAAATGCTGTTCCTGAATATACTTTTAATTTTGCTTCCGAGGAGTCATACCAAATTTGTCCTCTAATAGGCTGGGTTGGTTGAGCAATACTTGCAAAGTTTTCTAATAGTTTAACAAAGTTTTCATTTAATGCTTCGCCAAAGCCACTATAGTTTTTACCAATAAGAGTTATATCAGTTGATATAGTATCAATCTGACCGTCGGCAACCGTTGCTACAATCGACCCGTCTGTTTTATTAATTTGATATGCCATCTAGTCTCTCTACCTATTAAGTTGTTGTAAATTTCGGTGGTCCTGATCTAATAATATAGTTTACAGTCAAGAATGGATTCATAACACCCACTGGTTGACTGAATGCTACAGAACCATCTACTTTAATTCCGCCTGTGTTTGGTTGATAAACAGCACCGTTTGATGTTGTTGGACCTAGGCCGAAGTCTGCATCACCAACTGCACCGCCGCCTACTGCAACTGATGAATATTGAATACTGTTAACAATAAATGAGTGTTCGTGCTGTGGCAGGTTATTTTTATTTAAAACAACTGTACTTTGTCCACTAGTGCTACCTAGTGTTTGTGCTGCTGTACCTTCTACTCTTGCAGGAGTAGGTTCGCCGCCACCGTTATCAACAAAGCCGCCAGTACCATTAGGAACATCAATGTTATTATCCATATTGTGTCTACCTAATGCAAAACGTCCTCTTAAATCTGGTACTCTATATGTGCCTGCGCCGTTTAATGTAGCAATACCGTTATATCTTGTTCCAATAACGTCGAACAAATCTGGAAACTTAGCTCTTTCAATTTCGCCACCATCACATAACAGATACCCATATGGTACATTATTTCCTGCAAATGGCATAATTGATCCAATTGGAACACCTAAGTCACCGATAAATGTATTTCTACTTTGTCTTAAAAGTCCTGTACTTGAGCCTGTTTCTGAAACTGCTCTATAAACTAGAATTTCATCTCTTATTTCTGAAACATTAGGTGTAGGATTGTCTTTACCTTGAATAATATTTGATGTTAATTCTGTTGTAAAAATTTTATTTGTTGCGCCAACTTGTCCGTCAAACTGAATAGTATCCGAAATAACATCTCCAGCAATTTGAAAACTTGTAACATTTTTTAAGTTAGTTGCGGTGTTAGCATTACCTGTGATGTTACCATTAATTGTTCCTTCAATTTCATCAGCAATAACTTTTTTAGCATATACACTGTTCCATCTTTTAGATACAGTACCCATTGTATATGTGTCAGTGGCTGCTGGTTCAAGATTTTTAGTAAACGTGTTTCCTGAAACACTTAATGCATTACCTACAAGTAAGTTCTTACCTACTGCAACGCCGCCGGATGTAACAATAGCGCCTGTATCTAAGTTAATAGTTTCTTGATCGCTAGTTACTTTAATTGTACCTGTAATTTGCGCATTGCCGTCAACATCTAATTCGTTATCAGGCGATGCAACGTTAATACCTACTTTATTATCTGCTACTCGTAAAATAGTTGTTGGCACACCGTTTCTGTTTGTTTGAATATCTACTGAACTACCAGATGAACTATTATAAATTTTTGCAGCAGTTGCTGAAGTACTGATGTTAAAGTTACCGTCAATACCAATTGTTAATCCACTATTGTTTCTTACGTTAATACCAAAATCTGTTGTGTTAACTTGATCTGATCTTAAAAATGTTCCTGCCGCAACTTCAACTCCGCCTACGTTAAGTGCATCGGCGTTGGCTGCTGTTCCTACTAGTCTTGGTAAGTTGCCACCTAAGAATATACTTGCAAATTCACTTGCTTCTTGATCATTTGCAGGAGTACTAATATTAATACCTGCTTTGATTTCATCAAAGCCTGCAATAGCAATTTTAGGAGTAAAAGAATCTTTTGAAACAATTACAACTGGCTGATCACCAATGTATAATATTAAAATACTCCTGTCTACGTTTGTACTGTCTGAAATAGTTTCTACGGCTGGTCCATAACGTAGGCCGTCAATAGAACTTTCTTGAGGCCCTACTAGTAACCAACGTGTACCTGTATAAATTCTTAACTGCTGATTTGTTGTATCAACCCAAAGTTCACCAACTTTAGATGTTTCAACACTAGGTGCAACTGGTGATTTTTGAATATTTGATGCTGCTTTCCAGTTTGTGTTATCCCATAACTGTAAAACACCATTTGTAGTATCATACCATAATTGTCCTTCTGTAGGATTGACTGGTTGATTAGGACTTGCAAAATTTTCTAATAAGTTTAGAAAGTTTTCTGCAATAATTTGTCCGTATCCTGTGACGTTACGTCCTGGAAATGTTAAACTAGTATCCTGACTTGAGGTGTTATCGAAAACTGTGATAGGTGTTTTGTTTTCGCTATCTGTAAAATTTACAATATATGGCATACGTTACACCTCCGTAAAGCCAGTTAAACTCTGGACTCTAATTGTATAATCTATTTGTAATAATCTATTCAATGACTTTTGTATCGGATGGAAAACAACGTGTGTTAATAACTTTCCATTACCATTTGGATTATACCATTTTAATCCTAATTCATCAAAAACAAAATCGCCATCTAGGTCAACGCTGTTATCAAATGCTTCTTGCTCATCAGGCTCACCGTAATCTAGTAAACAACTAATAATAATATCACTGTATGTTGCACCACTTATGTGCCTTACTTCCATTTTATTTCTTACAGGGTCGTTATTTGTAGTTGCATTTTGATCTATAATTTTGTTAAATGTTTGGTTATAGAGACTTGAGTTTGTGCCAACAGTATTAGGCGTCAAATATGTAATTAACCCGGTAGGGTCAACTGTTGTGCCGCCACTGCCAAAGACCATTTCATAAATTGTACCTTGTCCTTGGTTAGATAAAGCATTAACCATTGCAATACTCATATTCTCGTAATGGATCGCATTCCTTTTATCTTCAAAAACTTCGCCAGTTTCTGGATCAAAAATCTTAATGTGACCTTCAAAATTAAACCCACCTACTTCATTAGGGTTTTTAGGGTCTTTTGTGTTTTCCGTTTGTTTTGGCATATCAGTCTCTTCGTGTTTCATAGTGTATTTATTCAGGTAATCTCGTACTCTTCTCTGCTATGAATGTACTAATTGGAGTACTATTTTCAAGCAATGTGACGCCTGTAGTAGCGGTTGTAGCACCCCTATCATACCAGGTATTACCAATCCTTTTAATAATGCTTATCCTTGTTCCTGCTGGTACAGGATTCGTTATTCTAATGTACTTAGTTGATCCGTCAACAGCAAACTCCGCTTCCAGAGTTTTATCTGCTTGTGGACTGTATGAACCTAGAGATTCGTCAAAAATCTTCAGGCTTGTTTTACGCAAACGTGTACCACCCGCAAATACTTCAAGTGTATCACATCTTCCAAAATCACTAGGTATAGATCCTGCATACCAGTTATTATCTGCTTCTTTAACTGGAGTAAAATCAAGAGGTCCAATTAAATTTGAACTTCCATCACTTACAAAATCGTATCTAACCTGCTCGTCTGTATACGAAATAATATTATCAGTACCGGCATCTACTACCAGTGATCCTTTAGAGT